TCGGTTTTACTCATATCGAACATAGCAGACTGCCAGTTATCTAGTGTAGGTGTTTTTACAAATTGACTACTTTTGAGTTCTATATTTTTGTATCCTTCTTTCAATGCTTGTGCATCTACACCTTTTCTTCCTGAAACTTTTTCAATGCTAGGTAGTATTTGTTTAAGTTCAACAACTTGCATTAATTCTCTGTATCCATAATTGTCAATAGGATTAATACCTGTAGATTTTCTAAATAATGCTAGGTGCCTAAGTCCTTCAGTTAAATTCTCTACATCTACTGGTTTCATTTATATCCTATCATTTTAAAATGATCCTCCAATGTGTAAGTGTCAAAATTAATTTCTTCACCTCTTACACTTTTAATTAATTTGTTATAGCCAGCAAGTTTATATCTTTTAAAAGGAAACTCCCACGTTGCACCGTGTTGCCAATCTGTTTCTAATATATGTTTATCACTGTCATCTATCATACACAATGGCATCTGTAATACAACTTCTGCAGAAATTTTATCATGCAAGTATGCATTAATGATTTTATTCTGTGGTATTACGTGTTCCAAGTGTCCTTTTTCTATATCTACTGCTTTGTAGTGAGCACCTTGTGGTGCAAGTTTTTTTTGCATAGTTCTAATATAAAGAATTAACGATGCTCGAATATGTTTCTTTGTTGCCGCAGACCAATCTTCTGTGAACAAATCTTTCTTCATATGATCTATATAATCTGCTAATTCATGAAGATGTGGTTTGTCTGTGCTTTCAAACTTAATTTCTGGCAACGATATAATATCTAACTTTTGTATATTGAACATTGTTTATTAAACTCCTTTTGTGTTATTTTTCCTTGTTCTAAATCAAGGTGTAAATCAAATTCTTCTTGTGTAATCATTTCTAGTTCTACTGCATCAGCACCTTCTTTGTAGTGCTGGTTAACTTCTTCTAATATCATTTTATATGGTAAACTATAATGCCACACGTCTTCCTTCTTTCCTTTTGTTACTATACATTTATAATTGTCCAGTTTCATCTAAATATTTTTTTAATGAAACATACAATATGATTATAACAAGTTTGTAATATTGCCCAAAGCATAACACAGGCAACTAATATTAAACATACAGGTAACCAAATTACATAAAAAAGTATATTACTTACTATGTTCATTTTTTCTTTCTAAGTATTTGTTGAATGCCGTCTGTGCCTCTGAGTCTGGTGCAACATCTCCATCAAACAATTTTAGTGTGACATTAGGCATATAACTTGGTTCAAACGTTCCGTCTTCAATAAGATATACTTCTCTTAACATATGACCCATGGCAACCGGGGCGTCCCATCCAACACCATTTGCGTGTTGCCATTGTTTTTTTGTTGCTGAATGAATTAGTGTAGCACTAGGACAAACTGCTTTTGCTGATTCGAGCATCTTAACACACCAGTCTTCCGGTAACCTTTTTAATCTTTTAGCCTCACTACCCATTTGATATTGTTTTACTAGTCCAATAAATAATCCTTGATTAATCTCACCACCGTCTTCTTCTCCATATACTTGTTTAATTGCTGATAGTACATTGAATAAGCCAACGTCACCAGCCATTTTAAATCCTTTATATGCATAATCAAAATGTGAGAAGTAATGTTTGTTAGGTCCACACTTTCCTGTAGACTTACGAACTCTCTTTGGTTCAAGATCTATATTAACACCATCGAATATATGTTGAACTCTATAAGCAGTTGCAACTCTTTCTGTTTCTGTTTCACCCATTTTGTAGCGATGGAGTAAACATCTATGTATTTCTTCTGTACCTGCTCGTAGAATGCCTGAATCATTTACAATCTCAAATGCTTCTGCATCAAAGGCCGGTTCATCTGTTTCTACTATTGTTACTGGTATTTCAGTATAACCTAATAAAGATAGAGCAACTGCTCTGTGTTGTCCGTCAAATATGAATAGTCTTTCACTATCAGAACGTCTAACTGCTGAAACAGGAGTACATACTCTTGGATCAAACTTTTTCATTATATTCATTACGTGTCCTGCTCGTACATCTCGTTGAACAGAATAGTTAAATGCAAAATCTTTTAAAGGGTGTGCTTCTGTGCCTAGTGGTAGTGTTCTACCTTTTGCTTGTTGGTTTTTTAGATTAACTTTTGCTTCTGCAAATCTTTTAGAAAAATTTGGAACATCTTCCGGTGCTTCTTTTTGAACTTCTGCAACGACGTCTAGAAGCATTTTGATATTACTCATATTATTCTCCTTGGTATATTAATATGTGTTATTCAAAGCAGAATTCCTGCAATAGGATAAACTCTAAATAACAATACAATTATAACACAATTTGAGTATTTGTCAAGACTTAGAACGTACATTTTACTTGACCGCCTGGTGTGGTAATATCTTTTACCTGATCAATAATGCCTTGTTTTTCTTCTTCTGTATTTGATTCTGATTGTTTTTCTTTTGTAGGAACTTCAAATTCTACTGTAGGTTCTACCCCACAATCATTAACTTGACAGGCTGTAAGTAGTAAGAATAGTAATAACCACTTATGCACCTAATTTTTTTCTATTCTTAAGATGCTGTCCTTCAACTAGATCTTTGTTTTGTCCGTAGTAGGCAACTGCATAACCTTTTTTACACATTTCCATATTAACATTTTTACCATCAATGAATATCTCACCTAAAATACGACCAAACTTACCAGTCTCTTCACCTTTATGTGTTTTAATTGTTTTTTTAGTGCCGTTGGATAGTGCTCGTTGTAGATACTTTTTAGACATAAGTCCATATTTCTTTTCAACTAGATCTCTTGTTCTACTCTCAGGTGTGTCTATACCAAACAGTCTAACTCTGCTTTTGTATTTGATATCAAATCCTAAATCGATCATTACATCGATAGTATCTCCATCGACGACTTTTACTACTTTGTCTATACGATAACTGAAATCTGTAGGATCACCTAGTTTTGCCTGCTTTGCCATTATGTATGTATTTATTGAAAAGGTGGTCTACTTACGTTTCTTTCGAGATCCATAGTACGATTGCATCTCTTTTTTACAAGCATCATGCCAGTATACTCCTGAATCCCTTAATAGTTCGTTTGCTCTTCTAAGTTTTTCAAGTTTACGTTCAAATGCTTTGTATTTTCTCTCCGATAGTTCACTACCAACTAGTTTTTCTAATTGGTTTAAAACATCATCAATCGCTGGACAAGTTATGTCAGGCACCTTTGGTGCTTTCTTTCTAATTTTGCCCCACGATAATCGGAATTTCTTCTGTGATCCTGGTATCAAAAACATATACACTCCCTATAAATTGTTAATACTCTCAATTATTTACGGCCGTACGATATGAAATTTAGTGGTACTATAAGTTCTAGTAGTAGATATAGAGTGCGACTTTTCTGTTGCAAGGTAAGTCGCCAACCCCAAGATTACATCCGCAATTAAGCGGCTAATCTTAATTTAGGCATACTGACTGTTAAGTCAGCGAAGCCTAATGCTTTTTCTTTAGCATTTATAAAAGTGGCCGTAACCTCGTTCCAACTGGGCAAACTCCATTATGCTTTCAAAATACGTCGATCCTAATTCACCCCCGGAAGGGATTACATAAGCCACCATATTATTTTGGTGGAGGTGCTGGGTACTGCCCCCAGGTCCGTCAAATTTAATACATAACTTCATCGTTTACAAATATATTTAAGCACAAGGTTGACTTATTGTCAACCATATTGTATTATATTGAATGCAAACAGAAAAAAGTAAAAGAAAACTTTCGATAAAAATCACAGACTTGAAAGAATTTGAAGAGATAAAGGAGGGTTTATCCTTCAAGAAGATAATTAAAAGCGTTCAAGGTGGACTTCCAAAAGGAACTTCCGAGATCAGTGTTGAATACACTAACCGAAAGGGACAGAAAATTGCTAGAATGCAGAAAGTCCCAATTGGCAGAAAGAAAAAAATAGAACGTTAAGAAAGTACAAGTTTTGTGGCATTAAAGGTTAGAAAGTTGATAGTAAGATTAAGAATGTGGTACGCAGATATTAGAGGCCATCACGGAATGCGTTGGGATTATGAGCCATCTAAAAACTACATGGGAATAAGAAACAGTAAAAAGTATGGCAAACATAGAGAAGATTGTTGAAGAACTAGGTAAACTTACAGTTGTAGAAGCACTAGACCTATCCAAAAAACTAGCAAAAGAGTGGAATATAGACTTGGATGCTATGCAAACAGCACCAGCAGGAGCAGTAGTAGAAGAGAAACCAGCAGATGCACCGGTTTCAGTAGTATTAACTTCTTATGGTGAGAAGAAAATTAACGTATTAAAAGCAGTAAAAGAAATAATGGGTTTAGGACTTATGGAAGCCAAAACTTTTGTTGAAAACTTACCAAAGCCACTTGAAGACGAAGTAGATAAAGAAAAAGCGGAAGAAATCAAAAAGAAGATTGAAGAAGCAGGCGGAACAGTAGAAGTCAAATAATGAAGTCAAGAACTATACTTGCTATCCTTTCACTATACACAGTTTTATTAATGTACGGATGTTATATCAAATTTTGGGTATAATCAATTAAAATATTGCTGTATAGCCAGGCTTCATAAAGACAGCAAGAAACAATAACGCAAATAATAGTAATATAGTGAACCAGTAACTATTTGGATTCATTAGTCTCTCCTTACGATAATGTATCTGTTGCTTGACTACTTTCTAATTCTTTTTTAATATTGTCAACATCATGTTTGTTCATGTTGTCTAATAATAATTTACTTTGAGAATATACTGTTAATCCTTCTGCTTCTATTCCTAATAGTTCACAGGCTTTTTCAATTAGTTCTTCGGAAGTTTTATTTTGATTAGAAATAACTGATGAAAGTCTTGTATCTTTTAATAATTTTTTTGCAACGGATACTAAATCATGATGGTTTAACACATCTGGTAATCCTCTTAATCTCAATACTTGTTCTATAGTTGAAGTATTACTACTGTCTGATGTGTAGTTGTATATTGGATTGTAATCGTTTTTTCTTGAATCATATTTAGAATAGTAATCTTGCCATTCAGTACTGCCGGATGATTGTTGTATAAGATCTTTTAGTTTAGTATTTTCTGCTAGTGAAACATAACTTTGAGTGTTAACTAAACTTTTAACATATGCTCTTATGCCTCCAATGTTTGTAACTTCTTTTGTTATTTGATCATTAACAGTTGTTCTGTTTGTTGTTAAACTTGTTCTCCAAGTTAGATATGGTTCTGATGCTAATGCATTATTTAAATTTGTTTGTGCTGTTGATACTGCACTTGCAAATGTGTTTAAAGTTTGTTGAAAATCTGTAGAGTCATCTTTAACAGAATCTATAAAATTAATTAAATTTGTCATTGCTGTTCTGTATGCTGTATCTGTTGCCATACTTGCATTGTTAATTGATGTTAAGTTATTTCTAATAGTATTCATAGTTGGTCTAATAGATAATCGTAGAGTACCAAAGTAATCATCTACACCTTTGCCAATACTATCTGCTGTATTTCCAAACAATGAAGGAACTAAAGAATCAATAGAGTTTGCTAATTGCATATGTTCTAAAAACGTTCCTCTGTCTCCGCTACCTGCTACGGATTCATCTCCTAGTTCGCCTGTTAAAATTTTATCTGTGTGCGTATCTAAATCATCAAACAGTTGTCCAATGTTTAAGTAAGGTTTACTGTTAATTGTATTTTTTAAATCTGTTTTTTGTGAAGTTGTTAGTACTGTATTTGTACGAATTTTTTGTGCTAGTGAGTATGAAAGTATTGCGTAACCTTTATTAGTATCAGCAATTAAAACATTCACAGCATTATTGCTTAGGTTTGGTGACTTCTCTGCTAATGATTTTAATCCTTGTTTTACTCTAGCCATTGTTATGCTCCGCCTTCGCCAAAATTACTACCATCATCAGGAACAAGTGATTCATCTGTATTCTCTTTAGATGCACTACCACCATTAGCAAATACATTTGGTGATCCTTCGGCAACTGATGTACACCCTGCTATTGGATCTCCTATTCTGCCTACTGGTATTCCTTCTGCAAATACATTTGGTGATCCTTTGGCTATTGGTGCCTGGTGTGATAAACAGATTACTGCAGGATACAAATGTCCTGTGTTGTTGTGTCCTTCGCATGACACTTCTATTCCGTTGCAGAACACAGTCTTAACATGGCCTTCTCTGACCATGCCTGAACAATGTGTTACGTCTGCGTCTCCTACTCTTGTTATTGCTGGCATACCAATATTTATAGTAGAAAATAATGTACTATTATAATGAGAACTTGCTGAATTGTTTTTTCTTGATATCTTGCTTAATACCGCCTACGATGTATGATTCAACTTCAGTTTCTTGTGGTGCTACTTGTACACCTTTAGATGATAACCAATGCTGTGTCCACGGTAATGGGTTTTGTGTTGCTGGAATGTCGTAAATTGGATCAAACCCTATTGCTTTTAATCTTTTGTTTGCTATCCATTCTACGTATGTAGATAATAATCTTTCGTTAAGTCCAATTATAGATCCGTCTTTGAATAAATGTCTTGTCCATGCTTTTTCTTCTGCAATACAATTTTTAAACATTTCAATAACTTGCTTATCACACGACTTCATTATCTTTTGCATATCTTTGTCATCACCTTTTTGCCATGCTTTGATAATGTGTGTTGTTAAGTTTAAGTGTGTTGCTTCATCTCTTGCAATTAATGATAGTAATTTTGCTGAACCTTCCATAAGTTTAAGTTCGCCAAATGCAAATGTACAAGCAAATGATACATAAAACCTTAGTCCTTCTAAGATGTTTACATTAATCATTGCAAGATATAATTGCTTCTTAACCTCAAGTATATCGCCTTTGCCTTTAACAAAATAGTCTTGTGCTAACTTACCAAATGTATCATAGTTTTCTGTAACTGATTTTGCTCTTTTAAGTATTTCTTCATCAGCAAGTATAGTATCAAAAACTTCTGATGGGTTTGAGTAAACATTTTTCATTATGTGTGTGTATGCTCTTGAGTGTATAGTTTCAAAGAAATCCCAAGTTACAATACAACCTTCAAGTTCTGGTAATGATACATATGGTAAGAAGTTTAAACATGGACCTCTACCTTGTACAGAATCTAATAGTGTTTGGTACTTTAGATTTGCTGTAAAAATATGTTTTTGTTCTGGTCTAAACTGTTGAAAGTCTGCTCTATCTTTTTGTAAAGATACTTCTTCTGGTCTCCAAAAATATCCTAGCATTGTTTGATTTAATTTATCAAACTGAGGATACTTCATATTGTCGTACCTTTGTACTGCTAGATCTTCACCAAAAAACATTGGTTGTTTCATCCAGTCTACATTGTTTGTATTAAAAATTGTCTTTGACATGGGTACCTATTTATATTGTGCAGGCTTCACACTCTTCGCCGTCATCAGTTGATGGGTAAAGATTATCAACAGCAGGTTCTAAGCCGTTAACTACGTGTAAACCGTTTGCATGAGTTTTTAATTCCATTTCAACTTCTTCACCTGCATCTTCTTCTTTAACTGCACTTAACCCTGCAGGTTGTACTTCCTCTTCTTCACCTTTAAAGTCATATGTATTTTGATAGTATGATGTTTTCCATCCAAGTTTATATGCTGTTAACATATCATGAGCCATTACTGATAATGGAACTTCGTTGTTTTCAAATTTTAATGGATTGTATGACCAGTTACCAGATATGGCTTGATCAAAATATTTCTGCATCATAGATACAATATTAATATATCCTTCGTTGCTTGGCATATCCCATAGCAAAGTATAATCATTTTTAAGTTTAGGAAACCCAGGAACAATCTGTTTCAATGGGCCTTTTTTAGATTTCTTAATTGATAGTAATGCTCTTGGTGGTTCTATTCCGTTTGTTGCGTTACTAACTACGGAAGAACTTTCACTTGGCATCTGTGCTGATAATGTTGAATGTCTTAATCCATATTTTGTAATATCTTTTCTTAGACTCTCCCAAGCCATTCTCTGTTTGTGTGGAACAATACTGTCTACTTCTTTTTTGTAGTGATCAATTGGCAGTAAGCCGTCTGCATATTTTGTTCTATCAAACTTATCACACTTGCCTTTCTCTTCTGCAAGATCACATGATGCTCTTAATAGATAATATTGGAATGCTTCAGATAATCTATCTACTGATTCCCAGGCCTTTTTATCGTTATATCCATAGCCTAATTTTGCTAGATAGTGTGCTAGGCCTATATAACCCACACCCAAACTTCTTCTAGCCTTAGTGCTTATCTCTGCCGCTTTAACGGGGTAATCTTGATAGTCGATGATCTCGTCCAGTGCTCTTACACTTAGGTTACATAAGTTTTCTAACTCAGATACATCGTTGATAGTACCTACGTTTATTGCTGAAAGAATACATAATGCAATCTCTCCTTCGGGATCGTGTATGTCTTGTATAGGTGTTGTAGGTAATGTAATTTCTTGACATAAGTTTGACATAGAAACTTTGTCTTTAAAACTTGAGTGAGTATTACAGTGATCAATATTCATTATATAGATACGTCCTGTTTCTGCTCTTTCTTTTAATAAATCAAAAAATAAATCTTGTGCTGGCATAGTCTTTTTAGGTATGCTATCATCTTTTTCGTATTTCTTATATAGTGCATCAAATTTCTCTGTACCGAATGCATCATACAATCCTGGAGCCATGTGTGGTGAGAATAAAGTTATTTCTTCTTCGTTAATAAATCTTTCATAAAACAGTTTTGAAATTTGTATAGAATAATCCATACGTCTTACTCTATTGTCTTCTGTACCTTTGTTATTTTTTAGTACAAGTATGTCTTCTATCTCTTGGTGCCAGATAGGGAAGTGTACTGTTGCGTTACCTCCACGTACACCATTTTGTGTACAACATCTTACAGTTGATTCGAATTTTTTTAGAAACGGAATGACTCCTGTGTGTGCAACCTCTCCACCTCTTATTTTAGAATTGATGCCTCTGATACGTCCTGCATTGATTCCTATACCTGCTCTTCTGGCAACATATAAACCTATTGCCATATCGCTTGAGAATATAGATGGAAGTGAGTCGTCACTGTCTACAAGAACACAAGAAGCAAATTGTCTAATAGGTGTTCTTACTCCTGACATAACTGGAGTTGGAATATTAATTTTGTGTAATGAGATAGCATCATAATATTTTTTAATATATGACAGTCTTGTTTTTTTAGGATAGTTAGCAAATAGTGTTGCCGCAATCATCATGTACATATCTTGAGGTGTTTCGTACAATGTTCCTGAACTTCTGTCTTGTACAAGATATTTGTCTACAACTTGTCTTAATCCTGCATATGTAAAATTTAAATCTCTATCTCTTTTTATCCACGTGTTTAGTTTTTTAATTTCTGTAGATGTATAATTTTCTACAATGCCTTTATCATAAACACCTAGTCTAATATTTCTAACAATTAATTTTAATAATGGAATGTATTCGTATTGTCCGTGTGCTTCTTTTCTAACATCATATGAAAGAAGTCTTGCCGCCGCATACTGATAGTTTGGATAGTCTAAAGAAATAAGATCGTTTGCTGAACGTACTAAAACATTTTGTATATCTTTTGTTGTCATACCATCATAAAATTGTATGTTGGCATTCATTTCTATTTGTGATGCTGACACACCTGGTAAACCTTCACAGGCTTCTTCTACTACAAAATGTATTTTATTAATGTCTAGGTTCTCATACTTGCCATTTCTTTTCTTAACTTTTAAGTTTGCGTTGTTGGCAGTATTCATTACTCTTTTACTTTTTATTCCTGGTGTTTGTAAATTTTTTTGTATTGTTGTTAAAGTCATATTTATCGTAATTTTCAATTCTCCATTTGATATAAAACTTTCGTTCCGTTTTACATTTTTTTAATGTATTACTATTATAAAAGATTAATTTATGTTTGTCTATTGATTAATTATATTTGTATATAACTATTTGTGTACAACCTACAATTTTATTGCAAGTTAAACCAATGTCTCAACTTCAACATCCATAGTTGCCGTTGACCCACTGTTGGTAGTAGTGTATTTTACGATAACTGTTTTATCAAGTGATGTAGAATCATCTCTTCCTATTACCGCTGTAAGTTCAACTCCAACGTCAGATGCACTTTCATTAAAGTTATCGTCGTACTGTACGCCGGCAGATGAGGCACACATAGTAAATGTACCTACTCTAAGATTTGCACCTCTTTCGATTTTGTAATTCAACACAATTGATTTTCCAAGAGAAGCAGATCCTGATGGAAATTCTAAAGTAGTAGTGGTGGCCGTTGATGTGTTGTTTGCTAACGAAATCTGTTTTACTGCTTTAACCTGTTTACCAATTCCTTGTACTTCAGGTGCCATATTAAGTTCTGAACTACCGTCTGTTCTTCGTAGATCAGATCTTTCAAAATAGTCTGCAATACTTTCACACTCATCGGCATTGTAATCTACAACAGGTACTTCTCTAATTGAACCAACGCCTTCAAAATTGTTACCTACTGTTTTTGCATACCAGTTTCCAAAACTAACAACATTTTTAATACCACCGTTGTTCAATACACTGATTGCATTCTGTCCAATATTGCTCCATCTTGAATTTAAAAATTGTATGTTTCTTGGTCCTGTTATTAATCCATTTGCTGAACCGTTTGTTGCTTGTCCAAGTCTTGCACCGTAGTAAGCAACAGAAAAATCACAGTCTCTAAATCTAACTGATGTTATGTCATGTGATAAATCTATTAGTCTTGCATATTTTGTAAATGAACATTGATCAAACACAACGTTCGATGATGGAAGTGCTGTTGTTGATTGATTTGAAACTGCTTTTGAACCTGAAGCATCTGCACCGCCTGATGCATATGTTCCTTGCCATTTACAATTTCTTGCATATAAATTTGTTGTACTATCAATTGATAATCCTACTTTTGCTGTACCTTGTTTAAAAGTAATTCCTTCTATTGAAATATTCTTTGGTGTAACTGCACTACCCGAACCAATACTTCCGTGTCCGTTTCCTGCGTTGTCAACTGTAACTGCTAGGTTGTTACCTGATCCAGTTCTGTATAATATTGTTTTGTCTTGTCCTTCACCAACTAAATGTGCGTAAGGTGGAATTTTTATTTCAGCAGTAATGTTGTATTGTCCTGCAGGAAAAAATAAAATTCTTCTTGCTCTCACATCTGTTTTATCAGTGTTTCTGTAAAGTTTTTCTAATGCTTTGTTAATTGCAGATGCATCGTCTGTTGATCCATCTCCTTTTGCATTAAAGTCTTTTACTGAAACTCTTTCGTCTAATTTTGTTTGTAATGTTCTTTGTGTTGCGTCACCTGATATTCCAGGATCGCCTAAGTAACCGTGATATAGATATTTTAATGCGGCACCAAATGCAGATGAACCAGTTGTAACAACTTCTGTGTTTCCTATTGCAGGTGCTCCGTCTGCCAGTGTACCGTTACCTATGTATAATTTTTGATCATCTATTACCCAACCTAATTCGCCAGCCGCTAACTGTGGCAGATCCGTTGATTTTCCACGTCTGTGTTGTATTCTAGATATCTGTACTATTGGCATATAAATTCCTTTGTAACGTTATTTATTAAAGGATTGCCTTGTAGTATTGTTCCAATTTAGCATACCATTGACTAACCCAATGGTCGTAGTTGTCGATTTCAAATGTTTGATATTCGTTATTCTGTGTGCATATAAAAATTTTACCTGTACGTATTTTAGTACCGTATTGAATGTTATGTGCTTCGGAGTATGCACACAGTTGAAGAAAGTAATCTTCAACCCATTCTTTTTTCTTTAATCTACGTGCTTGTTTGAAATCCATAATAGCAGGTTCGCCTTTAAACACACCAACAAGGTCTGTTGTTCCTGCATATAATTCAGGATAATATAGATTAACTTCTGATCCCCAAACTTCTGATACATCACTTAATCCATTTTCTATAATAACATTTGCCATTGTCCATGCTTTTTGTTGTATAAGGTTTGAGCCAGGTGTTCTGTCTTCACCTTTGACGTGCTTCTCTAAACTTCTGTGCATCACCGTTCCAATGTTTGCTGACTCTGTTGTAATTTGTTGTGCTTTTTCTACACCAATTCTCCTACGCCATGCGTGTAAGTGTGTCATATCTTTAGTTGCTGATAGAACTGTGGTTACAGATGGAACCACTCTACCGTCTGGTGTTTCGTAATGTCTTTTTTTATCGCGTGTTGTTCTTGCAATCTCTCCATATGGAAATTTTTGTAGGTAACGAATTCCTTTAGATTTTAACACGTCTTCAGATATTTTCATTTACTCAGTATAATAGGTTATTAAAGAATATGCAAGTTTTTTGTGGATAATTATTTTCGTCTATTCATAGCAGATTTTGCCATCTGCTTAACTTTATCTGTAGAACCTTGGTTATCAAAATCCATTTCAGGATCATCTTCAGCATCTTTTTCAGTTTTGATAACTATTTTCTCTCTGTCAAAATCTTTTACTACTTGTTTAAGTGAGTCACCTTGGTCATACATCTGTTTGAATAAATCATAATTGAAAGTTGGAAAGCCTGTATTTTTCATAATGCTTGTTACAGCATCAAAACTTATTTGTGATGATTGGTCTTTTTCGTCTGCTTCACCTCTTAATTGATTAAGGGTGTTCATTAATGCACTTTCTAGTTCTTTATTGGAATTTTGAAATTCGAGGAATCTCATCGGGTTTACTTCCCCGCTAATTTACTGAATAGTCTGTTTGATGATTCAAAAACTTCTTTAGATTCTCTTTGTTCTCTACCTTCAGGTTCAGTTCCACCTGCTTCAGCGTCAGTGGCTCCAAACTCGTCTGTCATTTCAGGACCTTCAAGGTCATCTAATCCTGTTTCAGCATCTGCGTCTGTGTTCATTGTGTCGTCATTGCCAATTGGATTTGAAGTAGTTTCTTCGCCTGTTAATATTCTAACACCGTTATCTAGTTCTTGTCTTGTTGTACCTAGTGTTGCTTCTGCTTGTTCGATAGCAGGTTGAATTTTTTGTAAGAAAGCATCTGCCTTTTCTGCTCCCATTTCGTCTCTAATTCTATCAGCAAGTTCTAACATACCTTCAGTTTTCATTGATGCTAAATCTTCTAAGAAAGATGTAACTTTATCCATCATATCTTTTGCCGCTAATATTAATTCTGATTGTTCTTCTACGCCTTCTTTAACTTCTTTACTTGCCATAAGTTTTGCCGCCGCCGATCTTTCATCTGGACTTAATGCTTGTCCTCTTTTAAGTTTGTGTTTAATCGGATCAGTAGCCTTTGCTATAATCGGATTTGAATCTTGCCCTACATCAACTTCTGAAATACCTTTGCTTTTGTATTCATATTCTCTTATTGCTTGGTTAACAATATCAAGCATCATTTGACTTTTTTGATAATCATGATTTTTTAGTTCTTGACCAAAGTGCTCGTTTTGAGTAATGTTATGAATTTTAGTTCTAACTTTATTTGCAGTATCTTCTAGTTCTTCTTTTGTAAATTTGCTCAAGTCCATAGTTTGATTGAATCTTGATTCAAACTGCGTTAAAAGTGATTCAGTAGTAATCGGTTTTGTAAGTTCGTTGCTGTGCATATGATATATTTATGAAGTAAAACTACATTATGTAGAAAAGGTTTGGGTGAATATATCCATTATTTGTTGCTTGTATTGGTCTGCTAGGCGGTTTGCGTCCTCAAATTTCTGTGTTTGTATCTCCATTCCTATATCGTTCTTTTCTTTTTTAGCCATTTTAAACATTCTTCTAGAGTTTGTAATAGCAAATAAATGTGATGAAAATGCTTCGTCTAACTTTAATACATGATGAGGTTCGCTTTTGCCATCTGCTAGATTATGTGCAACTAGAATTGCTGTTTGTTTTAAATGTATATCATCGTAGAGTATAGTTGCTTTAACCATATCAGCAATAACATAGATATAACGAGTTCCGTCAGAACGTTTAGGTACAATAGCAATATTGCCTATTAATATTCCTTTAGAAAACTGTTTGGGTAAATGTCTAAAAGGTCTACGTTCTTCATCTTTTTTTGCCAAGTTGGCAAGTTTAGATTTTAGGCCGTAAGCCTCTATCTGTTTTACCAGTTCATATCTATTTTTTATTCCCATGGTGCGATATCCGTATAGTTCTATTTACTGCGAATTGAGTGTCCGTTGTAAGTTTTTTTCTTACAAGCACACTTTTATCTGCTAGAAGTTTTGCAATTCGAACTTCTTCAACAGAAAGTTCACTTTGCCTAAAAGACGGTTTCTTTGAATATTTTTTTAGAAAGTCTAACTGACTTCCTGAAATCCATACTCGCACCTTTGCGGAAATATTAATAAACATAAAATTGGTAATTTAAAGTAGTTATACTAGCCTGGCATTTTCATAAGGATAACCACTACTGTTGATAGTAATCCTGCTATGACTGTGCCTGCTGTTGCTATAATAGTTTTTGAATGAGATTTTTGTCCTGTCTTCATATCATTGTTGATATTAGTTAAGGTTGATTCAATCGCACTTAATCTGTCGTGTAGACCTTTATATCGTTCAGCACATAGGTCAACGTGTGCTTCTAAGTTTGTTTTTTCTAAGTCTGTGCTCATAAATCTCAATTCCTTTTTTACATCGGTTAGATGGTTGTATATTGCCTGGAATTGTGCCTGTGTCATTGCCTAGAATGCCTATTAGAGTTGTTTAGTTGCCTAAGTGTGCCGTAATCAATGATATTTATCTTATGTTGTAGAATAAGAAATGTATGTCTTTTTTAATTTTCGTATTGTGCTAGTATGTCTTTTACCATTTCTCTTTTTTCAGTTGCACTCTTTTCTTCTACTTTTAGTACAAATGTATTTCTGGTATTATTATCTTGTGTTAGGAAAGCATTTTGAGGGAAGGTTGCAGTCTCTTTGCAAAAGGATATAATCGGTATTAAATCTAAGTCTTTTTCTATGGCTCCTGTTGGACCTTCTGTGTCGGCATACACATCGTTTTGATCTGTGTAAAATATGAAACACCATACTCTATGTTTCCCTTCGTATACTTTACCAAAGTTTGAATTTGCTGTGACAACTGTGTTACTAATTGGATGTTGATCCCAAGTTATGTTTGCTCTTAATTGTAATGATTGTACCAATGTATTAAAGTTGTGTTTTTGATCTTTTGCTTGACTTAATGTTTGTTTGTCATGTACTAGGTCGCCACTCTTTGTCTTAAAAGGAAATGCTTGATTTAAGTTTCCTGAATCTGATATGTCTATTAGGGTTTGTACACAATATATTGCCATTATTATTACTTAACACTCATAACAAAAGGGCAAACAATTTCTTGCCTGCCCTTTTGAGTATTTTTAATCTATACTGTGATATTATAGAATATCTGCTAGTACACTTGATGTAACACCAGTAGTACCGATACCAAAGTTTGCCGCCGCCGTTAATGCGCCTGTACCTTGAATTACGATTTGTACTGCATCAGTTGTTCCACTTGTGAATACACCTGATTCTGTTAAACAAGAAACGCCTGCAACTGTATGTGCATCGTTTGTTCCTGCTACGTCACCTGCCGCTAGATATCTTAATGCCGCATCTAGTTCTGCTTGTGTCATATTTGACTTTGCAAGGTTGATGATTCTAGTTCTTGGTCCTAGACCATTACTCGCTTTTGCCGCCTTAGTTGATGTTTGTCCTGCCATTGTAATATCCTCCTTTTTTTCTCTGATTTACATGACTGCGTCATCGCTCCGATGACACATTGTAAGTATTTAGTATATGGGTTGGTAAATTCTGTGGATATATTACCGTTTTCGGTTCTTTTTTGCTCTTTCGTGTATAGATTGTAGTAATCTAACAAATGCAAAGCCACCATTTGCAATATCGTCCACCATTTTCATTATAGGAACATAAGCACTTACTACGTTTGCTGGAATAGACTTTCCGTCTTTTGCAAGTTCAACTGCCATCTTTGCTCTTCTGATATTTGCTGATCCAACTAATATTCTGTAAGCATTTAATTCATCCCCAGACATTTTTTTAGTATCTACACCTGTTTCAGCATCTAATACATTGTCTAATTCAAAGTCTTGTTTTTTAGAAAACTCTTCAACTCTTCTAGAAATGTCTGTGCCTGGTAGTTTGGCTCTTACTGCTTGAAGTAATCTAGTAACTGTAATTTTTTTTCTTCTAGTATCTAATGAATCAAAGTCTGCTATTGCTCTTCTTAAGTTTCTATAGTCTCCGTTAGTAATACCTAAAGCAGTTTCCATAGCAGTTAAAAATCCATAATCATCTTGCATCATTCTAAGGTATCTTTTAACAACAAGAGTAGGTACACTCTGTCTTTGTCTTAGAGCCTGTGCGGCGTTGCTATTAGACAACTTTAATGCAATAGCAGGATCTCCGTCTACTACTGCTAACATATTATGAAGATCGTTTGCTGAATATCTTACTTTATCAAAGCCACCGTATGTCATTGTTTCACGACCATATTGTCTTGCCCATCTAGATGTTTGTGAGAAACGTTTTAATAAAGATAGACTTAAAAAACTAATGTAGATCTTTTCACATATCTCTTGAAATGTGTATCTAGATAGTTCTCCTGGACGTCTAACTACTCTACCTTCTGCTACGAATTTTAAAAAGGGTGCTTTCATATCAGTATTTATTTTTTAAATTTGCTGACTGCTGTAAGGTTACGTCTTGAAAAACCTAATCTATCTACTAGTTTAACTGCATTACCCATTCTGTCTACTGCAACAAATCCTTCTGGATCAGTAACTTCTAAACCGTTATCAGTTTGGGCAAATGATCCAATAGCCATTGCTTGATTCATTTTTTTAAGTACAAAGCCTTTCATAGTTTGTACTGCTTTATAAAATGTCAGCATCGCTTGTAATGGTTTTCTAACTCTTGCAATAAACTGTGGCATCTGTTTCATTTTGTCCTGTCTCAACTGCAAGGCCTTCTGTGCTTTCAGTCCTGCAATTTGTTGTTGCATTCTGTCTGCGTAAAACTTTTTAAATCCTAACAAGAATTGATTTATGTTGTTAGGTAATTGACCTTCTTTAACCATTGCATTAATATACAATTGAAAGTATCCTACAAAGTCATTGTTCTGTCCAAGTTGTCCTGATAGGTCTCTTGGTACGTTTGCTAATAATGATTCTAAT